ATAACTACTGCATCGTCTGTTCCGCTAGGTGCTGTTTGAGTTAAGGTGTTTGCCGTTGTTCCTGTTGCTGAAAGGTAAACATACCCACCAACTGTCCAAGTCCATGTATCGTCTCTTGCTATTCCTTGCAAAAGATAGTTTCCTGAAGCATCTGCGCTTATGGTGTCATCTGCACACATACCAACAACTTTAGCTGTCGCTATCGCATCAGCATCGGCTAATGCCATTTCCCCTGCCGAATCTATATAACAAACATCTCCAAAAGCCTGATTTTCATTTGCTGTAAAAGCCCCTGTCATCCCACTAGCTGTTTCATCTGAGTCGGGAGTTGTATCTATGTGATTAGCTGATGCCCAAGTTAGAGTTCCCGAGCCATCTGTTTGTAAAAACTCACTAGCAGCCCCATCACTATCTGGTAGTGTCCAAATTTGGTCTCCTGTTAGAGCGGGAGCTTCAAACCCTACATAGTTAGCTCCGTCATCGTAAAATCTGAACTCATCGTTGTTTTTAATTCCTAGCCAGCCTGAAGTGTCTAGGTTTCCGTAAATTAAGTCTCCTATGTTTAGTTGGTAGTCTGCTGTGGCAGTATCTACATCTGAACTAAGCCCTATAACTAGATTGTTGTTTCCTGTTGTAATGTTATCTCCAGCTTCAAACCCTAAAGTAATATTTCCTACACCAGTAGTAACTGCCTTTCCAGAACCACTACCAACAAGAGTATTATTATCTCCTGTTGTTACCGCAGTACCTGACTGATATCCAACCGCTGTGTTTTCAGCCCCGCCGTTTGAAGTAGCTAAAGACTCAGTACCTATGCAAACATTATTACTAGATGTAGTTTCAGCTCCTAAAGAATTATAACCAACTGCTATATTGTTTTCCCCTGTGGTTAAAGCATCTCCTGAAGAAACACCAATTCCTATATTATAATTAGCCCCATCCTGTACTGATAGTGCTTGATAACCTATTCCAATATTCGCATTCCCACTTGTTTCAGTATGTAAAGCCCCATAACCAACTGCTGTATTTCCATCCCCTGTTGTTAAAGCATATCCTGCATGAGCTCCTATTGCTGTGTTTTGTAGACCTGTGGTTATTGCATCCAAAGCTGTTGTTCCGTACTTAACATTATTACCACCATCTGTTTCTGCTTTCCAAAGTAGTCCCGTTGTTTCTCCACTATCTGCTACAAGATGGTCACCGTCAGTTCCTACAGTTAATTTAGTTGCTGTATCAGCTCCTGAACCTACTGCTAGGTCTCCCTTAGCATCCCAAATAGCATCTGTTGCTACCGATCCACCTGCACTATCGTCAACATATTTCTTATTAGCTACCTCGTAGTTTGCATCTGGTGCAGCACTTGGTGTTAAAGGAAATGTTCCAAATTCAAGGTCATCTTCTAGTTTGGCTGAAGTTACTGTATTGTCCCCGTAAGATGTTGTTACCAGCCCTGTTATATTTGTCCCTGTTAAAGTTGGTGTAGAACCGCTTGTAACATCTTGGTCTATATAGCTATGATCTGCTCCTGTTGAAAGCCCTGTTAAATTACCGTGGTCAATACCACTATCCTCTATATCTATTGTTATTAAAGTATCTGGACTTTCTGTTAAGTTAAAATCTGCTCCATTAAAGTTTAAGGTTACAATGTCATCGCCTCCTACAGGTGTACCACCCTCCTGAATTGAAGTAAGTGTTCCATCACCGCCACCACTAGCGGTTGAAGTTATAGTTATTTCCTGACCTGACTGTCCTAGAGTTACATTTGTTCCTCCAATTAAAACTGCATCACCTTTAATTGCGTCTTCACCCTGTGCTTTTATTGATTTTACATCTCTAGTTACTACTCCCATTTATCTCCTTAATTGAAGTAGGTGTATCTGACACCTTCTCCATTGACTGTTGAGTCAATATAAATATCTGCTAGGTTGTCTATCTCAAACTCATAAGCATCTCCTGCTCCAAGTAATATTCCTGTTCCTGTAGCTTCTGTTGCATCAACTCCTGATGCTCCTATTGCTATCAAGCCCGTATTATCTGTCTGTGCTTGCACTGTTACTTTTTTACAAGCTGTGTAACCTTGTAAGGCTTCATCTGTACCTGCTGTTGATACGGTTTTAACACCGTCTCCCATACTTGTTATACCGTGTTCTGCTGTGACGCTATCACTTGCTGAAGTTAGTCCTCTTATGTCTAAATTAGTTGAATCGACTGTTACGGTAGCTCCTGATACATCTAAGGAACCACTTACAGTACTATTTATAGCTGCTAAGTCTCCTGCTGCTGTATCTGGTAACACAGCAAGGGTTACATCATTATTAAGACCTAAGTCTACTGCTAAAGTACCCTCAACTGCTGTCTGTACACCTTGTGTTGCTGTTAAAATATCTGCTGAATTAGTTTCAGTTACATTTGCAGCCTCTAAATCAACTTGAATAGCACCACCAGCATCAGTCTTTATAACTCTTTTGGTAGTACCACCATCATCAGAACCATACATAAGTATAGAATCTGAAGCACTTGTTAAATCTCTTATATCAAGGTCTGTTGCCGTTACGATAACACTCTCTCCATCTAGGGTAATAGGTACATCCCCACTACCTGTAGCATCCACAGTTAAAGTACCCGCTACTATACTAACCTGCATAGCACTATTTACTGCATCCATTATGCTAGTACCAGCCCCATCCTCTATATCTGTTATTGTAGCCCCTGTTATTGTAGTAGTAGATGTAACTTTTAGCCTTTTAGTAGTAGGGTCTACTCGTAAAGCTGTAGGTGTTAGATTTGCGTCGTCTGTTACACCACCTGCTACAGGTACTCTATTTGCATCTCGTTCTAATGAAGCCATTTATTTTATCCTTTCTAGCTCTTTCCAAGCCATATCAAGAGATATACGCTTGTCCTCAAGCTGTAACCTCTTTTCATCTAAATTATTTTCTATCATTTTTAATACATCCTGTCTTTTATTCAAAATCTTTCCGACACTTACAACTACTGCTCTTTTGTCCTCTACCCTTGCTCTCCAGCTTTTAACACTTGATAAAAACCTCTCTGCTTCCTCTCTAAAACCGTTTTCCCTATCACCAAGCCTTTCTTCTAGTTCTAGCAGTCTATTCATATTGTCTGCTAACTCGCTCTCCTTACTGTCAAGGCTTATTTCCCATTCTTTCACTGCTTTTGACAGCTCAGTTACTTCCTCTTTGTCCTCTTTTAGCTCATTTTCCTTTTCATCAAGCTCTTCCTGCTTATTTTGAAGCTCATCTTCAAGACTTTGTAGTTGTTTTTGTTTTCTATCAAGACCTTTTTTGAAATCTTCAAAACTACTCTTTTTATTTTTAATGTCCTTTTCTAACTTCCTAATCTCCTCGACAAGACCCATTATCTGCTCCCCAAACACTTTCTTATGCTTTTTCTCTGCTTTCTTAATACTTTCCTTCATATCTTCTGTCTGCTCTCTTAGATTGCCTCTTACTTCTACTAACTTCTGTCCTTCCTCACTCAACTCTTTTAACTCTCCTTTTAACTCCTGCCTGTTAAACTGCTTCTCCTGTATCCCCTTAGATAGCTGCTTGGAAATAGACTGTAACTTCTCTACTTCTCTTTTTAGCTCTCGCTTTTTAGCTTCAAGTTTTTCTATTTCCGCTATTCCCATTAAGCAGCCTCTACCTGACCATCTGAACTTAGTGGATACCAAGCACAGTAAAAGTCTATAACTCCTGCTGTGATATTGGCTGTACCTACTGTTCCGATAATATCTGCACCATTAACAATCACATTCTCTGTTAGTACCGAGGAAGCCTCAATACCTGCGTCAGGGCTTGCGTCATACCATAAATCTCCTGTATCTATGTCTGTTCCTGTGGTTTGGGCTATAACTGCTGCTGTATCGCCTGTTATCCCCACTTCTAAGGTTGCTGAAGCTCCTACTAGGTCAGTTGTACAAACTCCCCATACTCTTGCAATTACATTTCCGGTAACTGTAAAGATATCAAACGGATCGCCTGTACCATCATGATCTCCAATAGCATCGGCTGTACCACCTGCAAAGGTAATACTCTTTTTTCCGATAACTGCCCAATCGCTATCAAACATTGGTACTCTGTTTCTATCTCTTGGTATGCTGTTGTCTATTGCCATTTATTCCTTTCATTTTATAAAACAACCACCCCAAACAATTGGGTTATGGTCGTTTCGTGAACCAACTAATTATTTTATTTTATTCTAATCGCTCTAAGATCTCTGCTTTTGTAAGACCTGCGTGTACTGTGATTTCTTTTTGCTCAGCAAACTCTAGTAGGTCTTCTTTAAGCCAGTCCATTGAGGGTTCGCCATGTAATTCAGCAAAGGGTTCTACTTCCTCTTCTACTGATTTTACTTTTTCCTCAATTTCTTCTATTTGAGCGGCAACTTCATCTTCTTCCCCTGATTCATCTACAGGTAAGTCAATGCCTGTTATTGCTGTTTCTACAAAGGCGTTAAACTTGTCTTTGTTTCTCCAATTACGCCCTAGCTCTCTTTTAGCCAAATGTTTAGCCAAATGTTTAGCTAGAAAGGCTGGATAGTGCTTTGTTTCTCCTGCTTTAATTGTGTAAGGCTTGGAGTCCCAATGCCCTGTGAAGTCTCTTCCTGTAATATTTGTTAAAGCTACTGCTTCAAAGTTCATAACTTCCTTTCGTTTGAGGGGCGACCGTAGTCACCCCCCGAAACTTTAATACTTTCTACATTATTGTTAAGTGTGTAGCCACCGTGTCATCTGCATCGACATCATTTGCTACAGCCCAACCTATAACTTTATATGTTGGTGCTGTTCCTGCTGCTACTGAATCGACTGTACCATCTGCTACAGGGATTATTGCATCTCCTGCTGCAATGTCATCGTCTCCGTTAGTAGCGACATCTTCTGAGTATCCGTATGTTTGTACCCATCCGTAGTACTCATCCGTAATAGCTGCCATTAAAACACCTGCTACTAAGTTAGCTTTTGTGTCTGAAAGGTCTGAAGTTACTGTGTAACCGTCCCAATCAGTGCCATCTAAATAGTAAGCAATGTTATCGGCTGCTGCTACTATAGGTGCTGAGCCACTTTCGTATTCAACATATTGATATCTTTTTAGACCTTCTGAATCAACAATTTCAATCATTTCTCCCGGCGTATGTAACGCAGAAGAATTATTGCTTGTTAATGCTTCGTGTCCTATTTGTGTCTGTGCCATTTATGTTTCCTTTATTAGTAATTTAATACTTTTAGTAAAAACCTACCTATTTTTCGTCTAGGTTTTTTAAGGCTACTCCTATTTTTCGTCAATAGCCTAACTTGCTTGTGTCAAAGTAATACCACCGTCGGCATTAGCTTGTCCGTTTACATACCAGCTTGTTCCATCTGATGCTAACTCTACATAGTCGCCTACAACAGCTACACCATCAGCAAATGTGATTGTGTCTCCGTCTGCAATGTAAGGACCGTCATTAGTTGTATCAACTTCTAATTCGTTAATACCACCAATAATGATGTTAGCACTACTTGCGGTAACAATTGTATAAGAAGCACTTACAGGTGCTGCTTTACAAATAAACTTGAAGTTGAGTCCTGCTGCTGGTGCTGGTAATGTTGTTGCAAACTCTGTTGCAGAATTCAAAAACAACACTTTACCACTATCACTAGCGTCTAAGATTGAAGTTGCTGTCAAATCTTCTGTCTTCAAACTCATACCTGCACTGAATGTTACATTACCGCTAAATGTTGTAGCTCCACTAATAGAAACATCCTTTGCTGTGTTTAGCCCGTTGTGCTTTACAACAGGTAAATAGTCTTCTATTTTTACTGCCATTTGTTTCCTTTTTCCTTTTCTCCCTCTTTGAACTAAATCAAGTTAAAGGCGAAACAATTTAATACTATGGCGGAAATAAAGCCTCCGCCGGGGCTATACTCTTAAACTGAAGTTACGCCAGTTAGCACAGAGTTTAGTCTTGGGCTTTTTCCAATGAGGTTACCCATTAGAATTAGCTGACCAATTTCTGCGTACTGATTAACAGGCTCTTTTAGTCCTGTCCAAGCGAAACCATAGCTCTTTGGTGCTTTACCTTCGTAAGGTCCACCCTCGATATTGCTTGAGCCAAGTGATATGTTTCCATACTTGTGACTCTTCAAACCGTACCAATCAATGCTATCTGTATTTAACATATATAGATAACCTGAAGTACATTGGTCGTCTGCAACAATAGGCATACCTCTGAAGAATAATGCGTCAAAACCAACTTCACCAGCTAGTGCGTTAGCAGACTGTGCCATACCATCTCTGGTGACTTGTCTGTAACCTTGCTGATTATTTACAACAGTTGGTTGTACAAGTTGTTCATAAAGTGACCATACTGTCTCGGTTGTTACACCAAGGTCTGGTTTTTGTGAGCCAACTTTAGCTGCATCGTATTGAGTTCCCATAGTCTCTAGATCTAATGTTCCACCGGAAGCGGTTACTGTAGCTTGTATGCCAGAGTATGTGCTTCTAGATAGCCCACCGTATGTAGCAACGGAGCCACCGTCATCTACAATATCTTGTAGTCCTATAAACTCTTTACCTGATGCTGAGCCATAAAATAATGCTCCTACTGAGTCAATCATGTCTTGCTGTGCTGATTCCATTTCAACCTTAATTAGGTCAAGTACCTGTGCTTCAGTTGCATTTACATCAACTTCCATACCAGATAGAACTACCGATTGGTAGAAACCTGTTGGGCTGAATTCCAATCTCTCTCTTGTGTTTACTTTAGTAGTATCAAAAGTGTCAAAACCATCAAAAGAGCCTTGTGATGTACTATTTTTCTGATATTTAATCGGAAATTTTAGTTTCTCACCGCTCCATGGTTTACCATTGGAAAGGAATTTCATAGCAAGAACATTTGAGTCAAGTATAGTGTCAACCACTTTTGGCACAATTTTATCTTGTGTTACTGACTGTATATATTCATCGAATACCATAATTTTGTCCTTGTTTTAATTATTTACTAAGTTCTGACTTAGCATCCATTATTATTTCATCTAGGTCTTTACTCTTTACATCTCTTGCATAGTTCCTTTGAGGTTTTGAAGCCCCGTCAGATTTCCTAGAAGATTGTACCTTCTTAGAAACCTCTTTAGGTTCTTCGCTTCTAACATTGGCATCTTTCATCCAAGTAGCTGCTACCTCCAAAGGTATCTCTTGTCCTATTTCCTCGCTTTTTTTAATAGCAAAGGATAGAACCGCATTCTCATCCTCTTTAGTCTTTATAAGATTTTTGTCGTATAAAGCCTTTACCTCTTTATCAACCTTTTGCTGAGCTTCTTTTTGTATCTGCTGTTGCATATTTTGGAACTTATCAAAGTACATTTGACCTAGCTCCTCGTATGTCACAGGGTTTCCATTTTCAGCTCGTTCCCTGATGACTGCATCTAATGAATCGTCGTCAAAGGTTTTCTCAGTAGCTTCTTTACCCGGAGTCTGCCTTAGCTTAGTAATCTGATTATTAAGCTGTGAGGCTTGATCCCTCAAAGAATTACGCTCTGATATTACCTCTTTGAACCTGTCATAAGGAACATCTGGGATGTCCCCCTCAGATTCGCTTCCTACAGATTCTTCGTTCTGCGAGATATCGCTCTCTGGTGCGTCTCCCTCTGTAGTTTCTACAGCTTCGGTCTCTACAACCTCTTCTGTGTTTGTTTCTTCTGCCATATTTCCCTTCCAATTTCGCCCTGTATCGCCGGACTTGCGTACGGACGGAAATATATACAAACAAAAAACCCACCAATTACGGCGGGTTCAATGACCTCTATGGACTTAAAGCCCTTTTAGTACATTCAATCTAGCATATATATAAGATGAGTGTCAATAATTACCGCATATTTCTTGCAATTACTTCCCCTCTTCCTTACTTTCAAGCTGTTGCATCATTTGTTTTGCAACTTCAGTCTCGCTTCTAATATGGACTAAAAATGCTTGTTTTTGTTCATCACTCATTTTTGCAAACTCTTCACTCTTTAGCTGTTTTCTGTGCGATTCTAGGTGCTTACCTGCTGTCTCTGGGTTTTTAACCTCTCTATTAGCAGGTGTTGCTCTACCATCTACAAATCTTGCAAAGTCTTCTGCTGCTCCCTCTGATATTCCACCCTCGCCCTCTTCCTGTAGCTCAGGATATAACCTTTGAGGTGCTGCCTGTTCTAGTATCGCATTTATTGCCATTTCTCTTGCATTGGCCCAGCCTAACTTCTCATATAAGTCAACTGTTGATATTCTACCTGCTCCTAGTAGCTGTAATGCTTCTGCTCTTCTTGCTACATCATTTACAGGTAAGGTAGAACCGCGTTTAACCATAATTACAGGTGGTCTAAAGTCTCCACTATTTTCTATAACTTCCATTTCTCCTGTTGCTTCATTTAGCTTTCTCTTCTTTGTTGTAGAGTAGGCTATTATAATATCTTCTCTTGAAATGGTTAGATCATCATCATCTAGGAAACTGTAAACTTGCTCGTCATCTCCATGTATTAATAACATTTGAAATACGGACTGATAATATTGCTCATTAAAATCCTCATAAGCCTTAACAATGTCATCTATTCTTCCATAGTCTTGCTTTTGTTGTAGTACTGCTTCTGTTGCAGTTTGGCCATTTTGACTCTCACCTCTTGTTATTGCATGAATGCCCCAGATATTATCTATTGCGGTTTCACTATGAACCATATCATTAAAAACATAAGCTTGTAGTGGGTTACCAGATATTCTATTAAGCCCCTCTCTTACACTACCTTCTTGAAGCCAAATTTTAAGGTTAGGCTCATTATCTATCTTTGCAAACTCTTCTTTATCAATAACATCTCCGCTTCCTACCAATATACCGTTAGCCTCATCAGCATTGTCTGATATTTGTCTTTTTCTCTTATTAACTGCATCTTGCAAAGCTACTGTCTGCTCAATCAAAGAAGTGCTTGAGTACATATGTTCTCCAAGTGTGAATGCTTGTAGGAACAGATAAGGTACTCTAGGTTTCTTCCATAGGTTGTAAAACTGCTCTACTTCCTCTCCCATTTCATTAACAACTACCTCGCCTTCCCAATCCCAGTTAGGGTTCTTTTTCTTATCTAAAATAATATCCTTATACTTCCATACCACCATGTCAGGTGACCAATATTCAATATAAGTTATTTTATTACCGAGCTTATAATCATCATCTCCGCTTATACCAAACTCTTTGTATAAATCTTTCTTTGCCTCCGGGTATATCTCAACTACATCCTTTATTGACTGACCGCCTATATATTCAACAACTCCAGATACATGGTCAGGTCTAAAAGCCTTTGGGTCTACAATTATGTTTCTTGTTTTTACAAACTCGTAATCAATATCATTTGTCTCTGCATCCCATTTGTACTTAATGACACCTAGTAAATCTAAAAATAATGCTCTTACTGCTAGTCTGTTCTTCTCAAGCATCTTGTCCATAACTTCCCATCTATTGCCCATCATCTTCTCTACTGCTCTGTCAAACTCTTTGTTGGAAGATCTAAGGTCAGGCGATGGTGTGTTTTTGGTAATAATAGGTAGCATTGTCTCTAAGTCTCTAAAAACAATATTATTAACTATCTTAGCCTGATAGTCCCGCATCTTTTTACCGTCTAGCTGTTCTGCCTTCCAATACTTGCGGTTAATCTCGCTCTTTTTAGCCATTTTCTCATAAAGGTTTATACCACCGTTTATGAACTTATCTATTCTCTCTACTATCTCCCCATCGGGAGTATCTACCGATAAAAGTGGTAGTTTTTCGCTTATTCCCTCTTGAGGCCTATCTTGTGTAACCTCTTCTTGTTTACTAAAGTTAAATATCGCCATAAAACCTTTCTAAAATAAAAAAAAGCCCACCTGTTACGGAGGACTTAATGTCTCAAATGAACTTTTGTTCTGATTTGATACTATCACCTATCATATCTAACTGTCAATTACTTTTAGGTGTAAATATATTGTACTCCTTGCAACTACTACATTTTATGACTACCTTACCGTCTGCTGTTTCTTGTGCAATAATGCCGTTACAGCCCTTGCACCTTATGTTCTTTAGGTAAGTGTCCAAGTTCTTTTTTATAAATATGATTTCTTTTATTATTGTTTCTTCAGATATATCGCCAGTCTCTGTCTGGTTTGCCTTCGAACTCTTCCCTTGAGATTGCTGAGATCTGTCCGTCTTTGACTTCGAATGTTTCTCTGCCATATTTTCCTTTCGTTGGTTCCCTGATAGTTGCACCTTGACCAATAGATGCCTTTTCAGCGGCAATTAAATAATAGCTTGTTGCATGACAATTGCCTACTAGGATATTGTTTGCAAAGTATTCGTGGTTATCTTTAACTGTCAGATTGTAGACGCTGTCTTTCTCGCCACTTTCTTGCATGCCAACGACTACGACATTTGCTAGAACAGAACTTGCCACCATTCCTAGACCTAGTTTCGCCCTCTCCGTCACATTCAACGCAGATAAAGGTTTTTGGTTCTTTGAGGACAAGGGTATTATGAGCATGTTCTGAGTGCCACTTCTTTCCCTCTTCTGTTTTCCTCCACTCATGAGACTTTTCCCTAATTCTATCAAGGTGTGCTTTGTTCTTTTCCACATACTCTTTATCTTTGTATCTTTCTTCCATATGTCCTGACCTGTGCTTTGACATAGGGATACACTCAAGGTTTTCGGGGTCATTATTAAGAGAGTTGCCGTCTTTATGGTGTATAACATGTCCTTCAGGTATCTCCCCATTATGATGTTTCCAAATCTCTTGATGTAACCTACCAACCCCATTTTTCCTATGAGTTCCATTTGGTGTGTAATAAACCCTTTCAGACCTTGTCTTTGATTCTGGGTATCTTCTAAACTTGATTCCGTTAAACTTAATTTCTTCCATGATGTAACTTTACCACCGTATACAGTAGAATGCAATGGGTTAAGTTCATTATCCACATATATTTTATGATCTGGTGTTGCTTGTATGTAAGAGCCATTAGACAATAACAGCTTAATTGTTTTAGCACTTTCCCTTGTTAACCAGCTTCTTTCAACTTCCTTATAACCGTCTCTTGTTAGAACAAACTCACCTTCCTTCACATCTTTTATATTCTTATCGCCTTCTCTGGTCTTTATTTGTGTATTACCAACAAAGCACCAATGGTCATCATCATCAGCACTTTCCCATCTTACTTTAGGATTACCCATTCTATCTTCTTGCTCTACCCTGTACATCTTCTCCCAATGGTCTATATACTCTTCTAGTTCCTCCGGTCGCATATGAAACATTATCTCTCCCTTTGAGAGCTTACTAATAGCCAGCTCTATCATTCTTGTTCTATCGCTTTCAACTATTCCGTATTTGTCCTTTTTCTTAAAATCAATAGGCTTGTTAGATTTCATTCCCTCCTTGTAGTAATTTATAAATACCTTGCCCCTGTACTCTTGAACTAGCTCTCTTGGGCGAGTCAAGTCCGGTAGTGCGTCTATAACCATAGTTGCATCGTACTTATTTCTAATATTCTCAATTACATCCCATTTCTTTGTAGTAAACATCTTTGCTATTCCGTATTGTGTACCAACCACAACATGCTTTGTTAGCCCTACATCAACCCCGATACAGACATTTTCCATACTTGACGGTCTTGTTACTATGTTTCTTAGTATCAAGTCCTTGTCTACTACTACATCAGAACCCTTGTATGGCAGCCCTAATACGAAATTATAAAAGTAGTCTCTGCTCTTTGTAGCCTCAAGATCAATTAGTTCTTTGGCTGTCTTCCAAGGTGTCATCATTTGGTTGATCCAATAACCACTTACCTCTCTATCTTGCCACTTTTTAACCCATTCCCCGACTCTTCTTGTTTCATCTGAAAGCTCTCTACCACATTTTTTGCATATATAAACCTCTCGGTCATAATCAACACTCTCCGGCCAACTCATGTACTGTCGATGATTACAATGCTCACAGGTAATAAACCAATGCTTTTGATCGCTTTTTACCCAATACTTGTGAGTTCCTGCTTTTGGAAATGACGGGTTAGAGAAGTGCCATTGTCCTTTGTACTTTGAATAGTCTAGTCTCGAGGCATATTGGTCAATAACATCGGGGTTTGAACGGTCTTCTTCATCGTAGATATTTAGGTCACTACTGAACATTAACGCTTCTTTACCGGTAAATGTCCCCCTATAGTAAACAAACCTATCTCCTATTTGCTTTTGCTGTACACTATCTTTGTCTTTCACCCACTCTTGTAATACAGGGTTAGCTGATATTATTTGGTTTACCTTTTCTGGTACGAACTGATGGACATCCCCTCTTGTTGGTAGTGTGTAGATAACATTGAACCCTTTAACTTTAGCCGCATAGAGAGTTTTTAGAATGGCTGCTGTGCTAAAGCCTACCTGTGCTGCTTTTAGTATTGCCTGCTCAGGTGTCCAATCATTGTAAATATCATATAAAAAATAGTGGTCATGAAACTCGATTGGATCGCCTCTTTCATTTACAATATTATTCTGGTATATCCACTCAATGATATTCTTATCTTGTGCTGCTCTTAGCAACTTCTCGTACTTGGCTTTATTCATACCGGCTTACACATTAAACAGTACTTGCTTGTAGCAGTTCCTGTAAACTTTTTACCGCACTTAACACATACTTTTTCTTTTAGATGTTTATTATTTGAAGATAAATTATTCATATTTAGTACTCTGCGATGGAGCAACCGCACTTTTGACTGTTGTTAAAGGAAGTTTATTTTTCACTTTTTAGCTCTTTTTTCCTCTTTTGCTCTCTAAATTTGATAAACTCTTCCATTTCCCCGGGATCTACACTTTTTATATTTGCCTGAATATTGACTGTAGTACCCTTATCCTCGTATCTAAATTGTCTTTTCTCAAGCCACCACTTAGCATTTTCTATATTTTTATCCCTTGTAATACTTTCAACAACTAGGTTTTTTGCTACCACATCAGCATAATGTTGAGCTGCTTCCATTTTCGTAATGAAACCGCTTTTATCCTCCAACCACCTATAGTAAGTTGGTTTTGATATCCCTGCATAGCTAGTAGCTTCTTCTATAGTACCTCCCACCTTAAAAATGTTCTCTAGTTTTGTTACTATCTCATCACCATATTTGGTTGGTCTACCGCCTAAATCGATTGCTTTTGCCATTCAGATTCCTCTCCTATAAACTTTGCGTATCTTTTCCTTATAACATCGCAATTTAATTCCATTTTATTTCAAACCTTTCTGCCGACTTACCGTTTTTTCTTTCTAAAAACTCATGTGCGTTACATACCCTACATAATATCTCTAAACCATCACCTCCAATATGGTTATATTCAAGGAAGTCCAACTCATCACAACCACATCTACTGCATATCAGCTCACTATCCTCTTCTGTCTCTGGGTTTATAAGATCATCAAGACTTGCAGGTGGGTTTAAGTCTACCGAGAAGTTTTTCCATTTAAACTCCGGGTAAGCACTTGACAGATTTGCTAGTAGATCATTATCATAGTAACCTGCTCTATCATTATCAGATAAAGCATATTTTAGGGCTTCTTCTTCATTCTTAGGGTCAACAACGCTAACCCAAGCCTCCTTGATGTCCATATCTCTATAAGCTCGTAGACGCATATTCCCACCTAGTACAGTACCATCGGGAGTGATTAGCAGTGGTTTATACTGCCCTAGCTCCTTTATCTGCTTTTTTAATCGCTCAAAGTCCTTTTCTTTTATGTTTCGTGGGTTTTTATCCCACAGTTTTAACTCTGCTACTTTTCTTGTTTCCATTACTTCTCCTCTAGCATTTCAGATAATCTTTTCATTTCTTTTTCTAGCTGGTCTTTGTTTGCTTGTTGTTGTACAAATGCTTGTTTTACTTGTTCTTGTTGTTCTTCTTTTGGTTTGATTTCGCCTAGTATTTCAATCATAAGTTCTGTTCGTACTAGCTTTTGCATACCTTCTTCAAGCAAAGACTTTATTGCTTTTTGTCTTAGTTTTTCCATATTTCCTTTCTGTATAACTTAGTACTTCTTCGTAATTAGCCTTTTTTCTGCACTTTTTGCATACATAGCCCCTTGCTCTTTGTCCTTCTAGTCTATATAACTTGTCTTCTTTTATGTTTTTCTTTTTACACTCACTACATTTCATAGTATTATTTTTGAAATATTGTCTTGTTTTAATTTGTCCCGCTCTTCTTCTAGGTCTGCTGCTTCTGTTGTCCTACCCTCTCTGTTTAGCCTGTTTATCTGTTTATCCATTTGCTTTTCCTCTACTAGCTTTTTTCTCCCCATACTCTCAAGCTCGCTCTCCGTATATGCTTTCTTCATTTTATCACCATCGTGTCCAAATGCCTCCTTGAACTCTTCTCTTTGCTCTGGTTGTATGAAATCTGTCTTTGCTGCTTTCTCCCCATACTTTCTTGCATACTTTTCTAGGTTCTTTTCTCGCTTTTCCTTCAGTACCGCCTCATCTATGATGTTTTTTTTCTTCTCTTTTTTCTCTATTTGCATTATCCTTGCTCCAAACTCTCCACAATGAGAGCAGCCCGTATAAAGAGAGGGTCTATTCGTAAGAGGTGACTTTCTTATTTTAACATCTGCTGAATGTATCTTTGACCAATAGCGATAAGCTTCTTTGTTGTTAGGATGATCTTTAGCACATTTATGACAATGCACTAGACAGTTTCTAAATCCGGTAAAGTCATTTGAGATGCTCATTATACTCCTCCCAACATTTTTTATGAAAGAAATTATTATTTTTAAGTGTTCTTACATATTCGTGTTTCTTTTCTTTTACTGCCTTTGATGTGTCTATGTCTTTCTCACAGTAGGCACACTTTTCAATGTTAAAGTTTCTCATAAAAGTCCTCCTCTTGCTCTTTGTTTATTTCTTGCTGTGATCTAGGTTTTATAACTGCACCATAAGTTTTACCTTTAATTGCTTTTGAAATTTGCTTTTTGATGTTTTCTTCTATGAGTTTGCCGCCAGACTTACCATAAAAATAACCAAAACCAAATGATACAAGTGCGAACAGTATTTTATCTATGTATTCTATAAACATATTTTCCAATCTTTCTCAAACATTTTTTTTGAACTATATACATTTACGCCGCCTCCGGTCTTTCTGCATATAATCTTATAAACATTGCCCCATCTAACTAGGTCGTCTTTCTCTTCCACTAGCTCGTACTCTTCTCCTGTGGTATAGTTTAGCACACCATCTAATCCTGTGTATGTAGCTTTCATTCTTCTCCCCTCAACTTTATAAAAACCCGTTCCCTTATATCCCTATTTTGATCTATAAAAGTGTGTGATTTTTGACAGGCTCTTATAACCTGCTTAAAGCTATGCAACTTCTCTGGTTGACTGCGATACCATAATCTCTCGTGCCTGTGAGCATTACTACTTGCTTGACCGCATTGCCAACCTAAATGTCCTAGGCCGTTTAGAACTTCACAAGCCTCGCAAAATCTTATATCTTTTTCTATCCACATCTGTTTTATTTTTTTATTGGCACGATGATTCATCCGCCCTTGTTTCCCAACTTGTTTCAACGGTGTTTTTTTCAAGGGTTTATTATTTCCTTTCGCCAATCTTTTCTAGGCTCTCTTAGCCATACTTCAAACTTTGTTGTTGATTTTTCAAAGTTATTATCTAGTATCCACTCGGCTATTTCTTTTCTAGCTTTGTAAAAATCACTTGCA